AGGTGGCATTGTCACTTTGGTTTATTAAAATAAGGAGAAACATTATGAACAATCCATTACCAACAAGAGGCATGAGAACTGCCAAAAACAAAAAGAAATATCCTAAACCACCAAAGAAGTAATGATTTATACCCATTTATAGTCATTAACTATAAATATCAACACGAGGAGGACCTATCCTCTCCTCACCCACTTTATAAAAGGCATGACTAACAATGAGTCAACAAGACATTGGCAATCAAGATGATACTGGAACATCAGAAAACAATTCCCAGGCTACCCCAGAGAAAACCTATTCACAAAAAGAATTTGATGATCATTCAGCAAAATTAAAAAGTGCTATTGCTCGCAAATACGAAAAGCAGTTTGGTGATTTAGGTGACATTGAGGAACTTCGTCAATTAAAAGCAGATAAAGAAGCACGTTCATTAGAGGAATCTAAAAAGCGTGGAGACTTTGAAAAAGTCCTAAGTGATCTTGCTGCCAAGAAAGATGAAGAAATACGTAAACGTGATGACATCATTAGAAATTATAGTGTTGACACTCCATTAGTAGCCACAGCAGCCAAGTATGGTGCAGTGAATGTAGAACAGGTTAAAACCCTACTTAAACCTAATGTGAGATTGAATGCTGAAGGAGAAGTTGAGATAGTTGATCAAGCAGGTGCAGTTAGATACAATGACAAGGGCAAGGCTCTTGGTGTTGATGATCTAGTTCGCAGTTTCTTAGATGACAATCCTCACTTTAAATCAGCAGGACCAACTACTACTAGTGGAAAAAGTAACTTATCACAGACAAAAGAAAAGTTTGACATATCTAAATTGAATATGTCTAATCCTGCAGATCGTAAACTATACGCTGAGTATCGTAAGACTGCTGGGATAGCCTAACAAAAACTATTAAGGAGAATTTAAAATGGCTGGTTCAACTTCCGTAACATTAAATGACCTGTTACCTACAATCGTTCAAGAAGCATTGTTTGTGGCAAACGAGCGCAGTATCATGCGTGGCCTCGTTAAAAATTATACTCTAGCACCTGCTCAGGGTAAGACAATTCAAGTTCCAATTTACCCAGTGCAAACTGCGGCAACATTGACTGAAGGTGATGATTTCTCTAACACAGCAGTTTCTACTGATGTTGCAACATTCACCATTGGACAAGTTGGTTTGATGACTATGGTTACTGACCTTGCTATCAACGCAAGTGCTAGCAACGTGGTTGCTGACCTAGGACAACTATTTGGTAATGCTATTGCTAAAAAGATTGACCAAGACTTAATGGGTCAATTCGCTAACTTCACTACAAACGTGATTGGATCTAGTTCTACAACTATCACAGCCGCATTGCTAATGCAAGGCTTGACCAAGTTGAAGAGTGCTGGTGTTCCAACTGACGGCTTGGCTTGTGTATTGCACCCAAGTGTAGCCTATGACTTGAAGTCAGCATTGACCAGCCAAGGTAACGTAGTATTCACTGCTGGTGCTTATGGTGATGTTGCCAATGAAGCCATGAGAATGGGTTATGTTGGAAATTTATTTGGAATGAACGTATTTGAAAGTTCTAATGCTCCATTGATCGCTGGCGGAGCCTCTGGTGATTATCAGGGTGCTATTTTCCACCGTGATGCACTAGGCTTTGGCTTAATGCGTGATATCCAGATTGAAACACAAAGACGTGCTCGCGGTTTAGGCACTGATGTTGTTGGAAGTGCTATGTATGGCACAGGCGTGGTCTATGAAGGCTACGGCGTATCTGCTGTATTTGACAGCTCTATCTAATCATTAGGAGACAACGATGGCCTTCATTAGTTCAGGTGGAAATGTAATTGCATTTGCAGAATATTCTGATGTCACTCAAACTGACCAAAGATTATTTGAAGCCAATGAAGGTATCGCTGACGCCACTACTGTTGAGGATCTAACAGAAAAAGCCACAAGCCGCATTCTGCAATTGATCCGCAACACTAGTTGGTGGAAAAGGTATTACTTAATTGAAGCCAACGATACACAAAGACAAGCGACTAATACTCGTTCTACTCCTGATGTGCCCTTGCCTAACCCTAATTTAATTCTAGGTAGGCAAGCGGACTTCACTGACCTATGTGTGTATTTTACCCTGTATCAATATTTGCTACCAAAAATAGCAGACTTTACACAGCAAGATACCGCAGAAGCCACGAAGATTGGGATCTATAGAACCAAGTATGAGGAACTGTTTAGAGAATTGATTGAAGATGGAACATGGTATGATTTTGACGCTGATGGCACAATCACAGTGTTAGAAAAACTACCAACCAGAGTCAATCTAGTGAGAGCAAGATAATGAGAGCAGAACTGTTATCAGCAATAACCTCAGCGACCAGCACACTTACCCAGTTTGCTGTTGCCAGTGAGTTGCCTTGGGAACAGGGAGGCCTACCTCTTTATCGCAAGAACATGAAGAAAATATATGTAGATCGTGAACGTATGGAGGAGACAACTCTAATCCCTACACTCAACGGTGGAGAAGTATTCCAGAATGATCTTATCACAGAAGTGTATCTAGCGGTTGACGCTAAGAATCCACCAAGTCAGTTAGACTCCGTGATTTCAAAGATATTATCAACAAAAGCAAGCACAGGTATAGTCAATTTTGGCAACGAAAGCGACTACACCGTAGATAAACAAGAAGATGTATTGACTTACACCTTTGAGTTTAGACTGAATCAAGCAACAACATAAAAGGAAAACATAATGGCTTACATCAACGTCAGTGCTCCTACACAGAACGCAACACTGCAAATCGCTAACACAGCGACTGCAATTTCCAGCACAACAACTGGTTATATAGTGCCCGCTCTGCAGGATATCACTATCAACAACTCAGCGGGAGTTTTTAACTGGACACAGTTGGACACCTTCGCACAATTAGCAGTATCAACACCTGCGACAAACTCTGTCAGTGCTAACCTAGTGTTAGACAGCACCACATTCTTCACTGGAAGTGGTTCCACTGCTGGCTTGTTTGATCTCAGCAATGATGCTACTGAAGTTCAGTTCCGTGTCTATTTCAATGGACGTGGAGTTGGAGCAAAGTATGTGTCAGGAAGTGGTTATATCACTAACCTAGCACCTACTGTAAATCCAACAGCACCAGTTTGGGTCTCACCAATCACTATCTCTGTGAATGGCGACTTAACTGTTGGCACAGTAGCCTAATCATAAGTTAGACTAACAAAATAGGGCTTTTAGGAGCCCTATTTTCATTTAGCGTTAAATATACGGCAGGAGAAAGATTTATGGATTTAAGAGACCACACAGATGAGGACCTGTTAAAAAGTCTTGAGGCTGAAGTTGCAAAATCATTGCACGAAATAAAATCAGCACAAGGTGATTTAGACAAGATAAAATCTCGCTTGGGATTCGCCCTAGCAGTCATACACATATTAAAAGACCAAAAGGTATAAAGATGAAACTTACACAAATTACAGCAAAACCCAAGTTAGTCAAAATGATTCTTGACGACGCAGACATTGTCACGGAATACGGAGAAGCATTGGAGTTTTGGATTTACGATAGACAACCTATGGATCAGTTTGTTCGCCTAGCACAAATGAAGCCAGAGGATTTTCAAGACATGGTTGCCATGGTAAATGGCATGGTATTAGATGAAGAAGGACAGCCAGTTGTCAAAGACGACCTAGTATTGCCCACAGGCATTATGACCAAAGTTATTGGCAAGGTTGTAGAAACGCTGGGAAAGTAACACAGGAGTCCATAGATCCTAAAAGTATTGAAACAAGTTTAATTCTTAGTCTTGATCAAATGGGGCAACGCTATGGTATGTTGCCCAGTAAGATCATGGTAGAGGCTTCAACATTTGATTTGGTTATTATGGATATGGCACTGACCTATGAAAGACACATACAAGATTCAAGTAAGAAAGACTATGTGCCAGACGTCAGCGTTGATGAACTACTTAAAATAAAGGAGAGAGCATGAAAGTATCAGTGAATACCAAAGGTGTTAGCAAGTTATTTGCACAAGCCCCTAAGGTTGGCGAAACTGTCATTGAAGATGCTTACCAATACTTTCGTGGCATAACTCCTATCAAGACTGGCAATGCCCGCAGTAATACTAGTTTAGACAAGCCAGGCAGAACCATTGAAGCAGACTACCCCTATGCTGGTGTCTTAGATGCTGGACGCCGCATGACACCAAGTGGTATGAGAGGCAGTCAGCAAGCACCTACAGGTATGAGTGCTCCCACTCTCAAGTTACTTGATAAGATGGTTAGAAAAGAATTAGGAAAATTATAATATGGCACAAACTATTTCAGTCACGCTGACACTAGATGACAAACAATACACCGCTAAACTAAAAGCCGCTGAAACAGCCACTAAGACTTTTTCTAAAAGTGCTGAGACCAGTGCGTTAGCAGCCAACAATGCCTTTACAAAATTAAGTAGTGGCACTGATCAAATGGTTAGACGATTTGGTGGATTGAGAGCCGCTATTGCAAGTCTAGGATTTGCCGCAGTGGGAGGTAGTGCTCTTGCCATGGCAGATGACTTACAGGATTTAAGTAATGCCTCAGGTATTGCAGTTGGACGTTTACTTGAACTCAAGGCAGCATTGACCACAAGTGGTGGACAAGCAGATCAAATGGGCACTGCTCTAAACAACTTCTTACGCACCATTGATGATGCCGCAGAAGGCAGTATCAAAGCACAGAATTCGTTTATGGGTCTTGGCATCTCAATGAAGGATCTAGGCAAGTTAAGTGAACAAGACTTATTCATTAAAACTCTAGAAGGCATTGCCGCAATTGAGAATCCATCAAGACGTGCGGCTGAGATGATGGACAAGTTTGGTAAGAGTTTTAAGACTGTTGATCCACAAGAACTATTAGACAAGTTAAAAGCCACTCGTGGTGAAGGCGACAAGTATGCCGCAACAATTAAGAGAGCCGCTGAACTCAATGATGCATTGGCCACAGCACAGGGTAATTTAAAATTAGCATTCTTGGAAGCATTCAGCCCTATCATAAGACAGGTAAATGAA